TGACGAACGAATGGGCCGATCCCTATGACAAGGATTCGGACGAGCAGCGGATCAACCCCGGATCGATCATCACCGACGCCGATCAGCGGGTGTTCTTCGGCCCGTCCGAGAAATACGACAAGTCGGACGCTCCGTATGCGTTCGTCATCACCGCTCACGCCCGCGCGCTGTTCGAGGAGCAGCATCCCGACGCGATTGCCGATTGGCCGACCGAGCGGATTGACCCGCCCTATGACTGGTTCACGCCCGATGTGGTCAAGGTCGCCGAGTATTACGAAGCCGAAGACGTTGAGGAGAAGCTGTATATCCTCACCCACAAGCTGAGCGGGGCCGAGGAGCGCTATTGGGACAGCGAGATCGACGACGACGAACTCGCGACGATGAAGAAAACCGGGTGGAAAGTCGAGACCCGCAAGCTCAAGCGCAAGCGCATCCACAAGTATCTGCTCTCTGGCGAAGAGGTCATTGCCGACAAGGGGCTGATTGCGGGCGACCAGATCCCGGTTGTGCCGGTTTATGGCGAGCGCTCGTTCGTCGATGGGGTGGAGCGGTTCCAGGGCTATACCCAGCGCCGAATGGACGTGCAGCGGCTTTACAACATGGCCGTGTCCAAGCTCGGGGAGACTTCAGCTCAGAGCCCGCGCGAGATACCGATCTTTGGATCGTCGCAGATGCCGCCGCATATCGCGGAGCAGTGGGCTCGGCAGGTTGTGGATCGTCATGCCTATGCAGTAGTGGAGCCCTTGGTCGATCCGGCGACGGGCGCAATCGTCTCTGCCGGCCCAATCGGCAAGGTCGAAGCTCCGCAAGTCGATGCCAACACCGCTGCCGTGCTCCAAATCGCCCGCACCGACCTGACCGACGGTCAGCAGGACGGGGCCGATGAGGTCAAGGCCAATACGTCCGCCGATGCTTTGGAGGTTGCTGCCGTGCGGGTGGACGCGCGTTCCGGCATCTATCTCGACAACATGCGCCAGTCGGTTCAGCGCGACGGCGAGATTTACCTCTCGATGTGCGCCGACGTGTATTTCGAGCCGGGCCGCGAAGTCGAGACGATGAGCGAGGACGGCAACGACGGCACGGCCACGCTGGTTCAGCAATATGTCAGCCGCCAGGGCAAGCCGGGTTATCAAAACGATTTCACGCGAGGCCATTACAAGGTCGTTGTCGATGTAACCGAGGCGACCGCCACGCGCAGGGATAAGACGGTCAAGTCGTGCATGAGCATGGCCGATGTTGCGGTGAAGGCGGAGAATGTCGATCTCGCCAACGTGTTCCTCCTGACCGCGACGATGAATGTCGATGGCGAGGGCATGGGCGATCTTCGCGACTTCGCGAGGAAGCAGCTCCTTCAGTTGGGTGCAGTTGAGCCGACCGACGAAGAGAAGGCCGCCGTCGCGCAGGCCGCAGAGCAGGAAAGCCAGAAGCCTGATCCGCAGGCCGAGCTGATGAATGCAATGACGGCGGAGAAAGCATCGTCGGCGCAACTCAAGGGCGCGCAGGCCAAGGCCGCTGCCGCCGACGCAATTCTCAAGCTCGCGCAGGCCAATGCGGTTGGCGGGCCAGACGCCGCACCGACACCGCCCGATGGGCTGGAAGCGGCGCACAAGCTCGCGCAGATCGGCAAGACCGTGGCCGATGCGCGGCACGTCCAGACGCAGACCCAGCATCTTCCGCAGCAACTCGCAATCGAGGCGGAGAACGCGCACACCAATGCGGTCAAGGCGCACGCGTCCAGGTTCGCGGCAATCGGCAAGCTGTTCGGCGGGAAGAAGAAGGACTGATGTTCTTCCGGCCCCTGAGCGACGGAACGCACAGCCTTGCGCTCAGCCCAATCATGCCGAGCGACTGGACGGACGAGCAGAAGGAGCGCTGCTGGTCGCGATGGTTTGAACCGGCGTGGCCTGAATATCGCCCGTCGATGCTGCAACGGCTGCGATCCTACGCCAACGACCGTGACCATTGCTGGTGGTAGGCGATAAGAGTTCAATCCGGTTTCGCGCCCTCAATCGGTAAAGTTGCGCGCATATGAGCGCGACGGCTGAACTCTGTCTGGAACGGCATTACGACGCTGCGCGCATCAACGAGCTTGCGAACCATCCGGCTATCCGCCCGACCTGTGGCGGCGATGGTAAATCAGAAATCGACCTGACGGCGTTTGTCGCTGACCCGAAGAACCATGCGATGGTGTGGGATCGGGGATATTTGCTGGCCGTGTGGACGGGGCCGCAAACCTACGAAATCCACGTCGCTGTGCTTCCCGAAGGCCGGGGCCGAGATGCTTACCGCATGGTGGCGGAGTTCGTCGCTTATATGGCCGAACATGGCGCGGAGCGGCTGTGGGCGCGCGTCGCCGAGCATTCGGACGGGTTGCGTCACTACACCGCGCAAGCCGGTTTCACGCGCTGCGACCGCGACACAATCGACATCGGCTTTGGGCCGGTCACGTATGACATTTATCAGTGGAAAGCGCCATGCCGACAGCATTAATCGGGCCGGTCATTGGCGCGGTCGCCTCAATTGGCGGCGGCCTTATCGCGTCGAGCGGCGCGTCCAGTGCTGCGCATGCTCAACAGCAGTCGGACGCTGCGGCGATTGGCGAGCAGCGTAGGCAGTTCGATCTCACGCGTTCGGACTTCGCGCCGTATCTCAACGCTGGAAAGACAGCACTTCCGCAAATTCAGGATTTGCTCGGGCTCAACGGCAACGCCAAGGCGGCGGCGGCAATTGAGGCGCTGAAAGCCTCGCCAGCATACCAGAGCCTCTACAACAACGGACAGGAGGCGATCCTTCAGAATGCCGCCGCAACGGGCGGACTGAGGGGCGGCAACACGCAGGGCGCGCTCGCCAACTTCGGGCGCGACACGCTGTCGTCGGTCATTTCGGATCAGCTAGCGCGATTGGGCGGCTTGGCGGGCATGGGCGAGAATGCCACCGGCTCGGTTGCCAACCTCGGTCAGAATACTGCGAACAGCATCAGTGGCTTGTTGCAGGCTAGCGGAAATGCGGCAGCGTCCGGTGCGCTCAGCCAGGCTGGCATCTGGTCGAGCGTTCTCAATAATCTCGGATCGATTGGGCAGGGTCTGTTTCCGTCTGCGGCAACCGCCGGTGGCGGCGTTTACAGGGGTTTCTAGGCATGGCGCTCGACGACTACGGCGCGATCATGCAGTCGGCGGGGAACGTCATCCCCGACTTCAACCGCCAGCTATTGCAGCGGGCGCAGATCGGCGCGCTCAACGCGCAGACGCAGGAAAGCCAAGCTCAGGCTCAGGCGATTGCGGATAAGCAGGCGCGGCTTGTCCAGCTCCAGAAAGACCTTGCCGCGTCGGATGGGAGTCCGACAAGCATCTCGCGTCTTATCATGCGCAATCCGGAGTTCGCGGATCAACTGAAAGCCGGTTGGGACGTGTCGGACAAGGCGACGACGCAGGCTGATCTCACCAACTTGGGCGAAATGTATTCCTCGGCCTTGGGCGGCGACTGGAAATCGGTCGCGGGCATGGTTCACGCGCGCCACGATGCGGAACAGGCTGCGGGCCGCGCCAATCCGCAATATTCCGGCACGATTCTCGACATTGCCGACAAGGCCGCCGATGGCGATCCGCAGGCTCAGAAGATCGCGAAAACGATGCTCGGCTCGATGATCGCGGCAAAGACCGGGCCGGATCATTTCAGCTCGACATATGACAAGCTCAATCCGAGCGACAGCTACACGCTCGATGCCGGTGCGGCTCGCTTTCAAGACAACAAGATGGTCGCGCATTCGCCGTTTATCATCGACGGCGACAAGAACGTCCGCCTGTGGACGGATAATGGCACTGCGCCGGCCGCTGGCGGCGCTCCCGCCGCACAGGGAGGCTTCGACAACGCGGTCGCTCAGGTGCTCAGCAATGAGGGCGGCTACAATCCCAAGGACATGAACGGCGCGCCGGTCAATTTCGGCATCAACGCCAAGGCCAACGCCGACGAATTGAAGAAGCTCGGCGTCAGCGACATTAAGAATTTGACGCGCGACCAGGCGGTCCAGATTTACCGTGACAAGTATTGGGCTCAGAGCGGCGCGGAGAACCTTCCGGCCAATTTGCAGACGCCGTACTTCGATGTTTACGTTCGCAACCCGAAGATCGCGAAGAAGGCGCTGGCGGACTCGGGCGGCGATCCCGCGCGCTTCGTCCAGCTAACGTCCGCCTATTTCCAGAACCTCGCGCAGAAGCCGAGCGGCCAGCCTTATGGCAAGGCATGGGCGGCGCGCGATGCTACGAACATGGCAATCGCAACCGGACAAGCCACGGCTCAGACGACGCAGGGCGGCGGCGGGCAGTTCCCGATTGTCATTCCGGGCAATAGTCCCGACCAATATCACGCCCTTACTCCCGCCGAGGTCCAGCAGCGCGGGCTCGATCCGTCGCAGCAATACCAGCTCAACACGAAAACCGGCCAGGTTACGGGCTTGGGGCAGCGCGACGCGGCAGGCGACGACATTCTCAAGCAATACAACATCGGGCCGAACGAAACCGGGCCGAGCGTGCTCCAGAAGCTGCCCGCGAGCCTCGCTTCGCAGGTGAAAGCGCTGTCCGAAGGGCGCTTGCCCATGCCGTCGTCATTCGCGCTGGCGAAGCCCTACTGGCAGAAGATGCTGCAGCTAACGGCTCAGTACGACCCGACCTTCGATGCGGCCAACGCCCCGGCTCGCAAGGCCGCGATTACCGCGTTCACCGGCAACGGGCGCGCCGCACAGACGGTGGGCTCTGTCAACCGTGTCGCCAACCACCTGGAAACGCTGTGGCAGGCGAACAAGAAGCTCGCCGGTCCCGATACTGGCTTTGGTCCGCTCAACACGGTTCTCGCGACGGCGGGACAGGCGTTCGATCCCGACGATGCGAAGGCTTATGACACGGCTGTCGGCTTCATCGCGGGTGAATTGGAGAAGATCGCGCGCAACAGCCCCGGCACGGAAGCGGGTGTCGATCGCGTCGTCAAGAACCTCAACCGGCATAATTCGAGTTCGACCCGCGAGGCCGCGATCAAGACGGCTGTCGAGATCATCTCGGGCGCAATCGACCCCCTCAAGGAGCAGTATAACAGCGCCTTCACGAACGGGGCGACGCGTCCGAACATTCCGTGGGTGACGCCGCGCGCGCAGAAGATTTATCGTCAGATTGGCGGTGTGGACATGAGCCTCACCGGCGCCAACGCGAACACCAATAGCGATTCCGACGGCAATAACGTCGAATCCAAAGTCCTCAACGGCAAGACGTATTACAGGATCAACGGCAAGTGGTTCGATAATCCGGGGGGCCGGTAGGTGGGGCAAGTCACCGACCCGGCGATTCTCGCGCAACTCGACGCGCAAGAGCCGAAGCCGACACAGCCCGCAGCGCCGCCTGAGTCGCAAACCGATCAGTCGGGCGAAGTCACCGATCCGTCATTGCTCGCGCAACTGAACGGCGATCAGGCTCCGCCTGCCCCCGAAGGCAGCGGCTTTACCGACGAACAGCATCAGCAGATCGTCGCGTATCTCCCAAAGGCGAAGGATGCTGCGGATCTGGAGAAGTTCTCGCGGGAATTGTCGAACGGGCGTGTTCATCTAGCCAACGCCGACGCGGTAATGAACGCTTACCGCAACGGGCAGCGCGAGTTCACTTGGGCGACGCCGACAATTCGGCAGGATCAGACACAACAACAGCAACCGGATCAGGCGACTGTCCGTGACGCGATTGGCGACGGCATTCTCAATGGCCTGGACATGGTGTTTCCCGGCTTGGGTACGTTCCTGCGTCAAAACCGGGAGAGCGGGCGCGCCTTCACCGCGAGCGCAGCCAATGGAGCTGTCGCGGACTACGGGCCAG